TGATGAGGCGTTTCTGGCTCGCTGTCTTGCGAGTTTGAGTTCGTCTCATGGTTTTCCCAACCACGATGGTGTACGATCGTTCATTGAACGAGAGTGCTCCATCGATTCTTCTGACGTTACTGTCACTTCAGCCGCAGTACGCTCTCAGCTTAAGGGTATGTTTTGGAAGTACTTAAGTACCTCCGACACTAATCCTGAGCTAGATCGTGTGGCTGTCGAAAAGTTCATGAGTGTCAACCGACACCTTGATTCTTGGCAGTATTCGCCGAATACGTCTGGGGATGAGGAACTACTTGGGTCTTTCAAAGAGATCCTGTGGAACTTCTGGAACCCGCGAGGGTTCCCCCTGGTTACCGGACTCCATTGTCTCCTTGACAATGGAACAACCGGCCCAGGAGTCTCCGTAGGCGCGCGCGGTGAGGACTTCTTTACAAAGATGTTCTCGTCGCGTTTAACCTATACGTCAGAGGTCCTGCTCCAGACATATCTGGATTGGGCTGATGAGGAACCTACATGGTCTCAGGCGGAGTCTTACCGCCAGGGCCATTTAGGTGATTCCCTTGCAGTCCAAGGAAGTCTTTTGAAATTCGTTCCGAAAGACGTACGCGAATCCCGTACCATCGCTGTTGAGCCTAGTTTGAATATGTATTTCCAATTAGGCCTGGGAGAAATTCTCAGTAAACGGATCAATACCTTCTTCGGTATTGATTTACGTTCTCAACAGTTCTGGAATCGGGAGGCTGCTCGTATCGGGTCATCGGCTGGCTCTTCGGAGTCAGATCGAGTTTCGTCTTTCCATAAGTTCAACTGGACTTGTGGTTTGGCGACTATTGACCTGAAATCCGCTTCGGACTCCCTCGGCATGAAAATGCTTGGGTGGGCGCTTCCTAGAGACTTCTTCCTCTTACTTAAGAGGTTGCGGTCCCCAGTAGCGTCTTTGCCGGACGGTTCGAGTGTTGAGTTGAACATGATCTCCACGATGGGGAATGGTTTCACATTTCCCTTGGAGACTATGCTCTTCTCTAGCGTCGTTTGTGCTGCTATTGAGTCGTTTGGGGTAATTCCCAAACCACCCTCTGTAGATGGAGCTATCTCCTTTCCTGTGGGAAATCCTCAGGATTGGGGGGTCTTTGGTGACGACTTGGTCGTCCATCCAGAGATCGCTCCTCGAGTTCTTCGATTACTCGAATTGCTCGGTTTTACAGTAAACAGTACAAAGTCCTTCATTAAAGGGCCCTTTCGAGAGTCGTGCGGTTGTGACTTCTATCGAGGTCACGACATCCGGCCCTTCTTTGTCAAGAAGAGTTTGGACACGCGCACTTCTCTGTACAAAGCCTTTAATGGCTTCTTAGAGTGGTCTACCCGCGTTGGGGTTTTACTCCCTAACGTTGGAAAACTGCTCCTCGACCACCTGAGAGAATTCGAGAAGGGGCGTGAGCCCCTAATCGTTCCTCTCGGTGAGGGTCGCGATGCTGGCTGCAGAATACCCTATTCTCTTGCATGGGATTTCTACCATGTTGGAGATAGTCGTATTCGGCGTAACGATCGGTACCAGTCTCTCTTTTATGAGCGGCTGGTTCCGCACGCTAAACAGCTTCGCATTGGGGATGGCTTCGTCGCTGTTCCTAGAGGCGCGAAGTCTCGCTTGTATAACCCTCACGGGCTCTTACTTGCGTTTCTTCGTGGCGATGTACGAAACGGGCGAATATCAGTTAGGCAATCTGATACTCGGTACCGAAAGAGGGGATGTATTACTCCCAATTGGGACTACATCCCTCCTGTACACGACTGGGTTCGCCTGGTTGGTTGCAGGGTAGACATGTGGCGGTTGGAGACCGCCACGAG